AAACTCCGACGGAAGTTCATTAATTGCAACCACCGCCATAATAATGAGCGCTAAAACTGGAAGGAAAATGAAGGGAAGCCATATAAAAATCGCCGCTACAATAATCAAAATTGTAATACACACATTTACAACTAAGTCGAACATACTTAACATTGTTTGTAGTGCTGAAAGACCCGACATAATACCCGCCACGGCAATCGCAAATGTCTTGCCAATCGCCGCGTGTAACTTCATAAACGTTGCTCGCAGGGCAGTCAATGTTCCCTGAAACCGATTCATAAACACCTCCGTCATACTATTGAATTGACTCCACATCGATTTGAGAAGTCCTCGCACGTTAAACAGTCCGCTTACAGTTTGATCAATCGCATCCGTAAGCATCTTAAAAATCTGCATTACCGGCTGCATGATTGTTTTCATTGTATCCGTCGCAAACGTTGAAAGTAAGTTATTGAAATTATCGAATGCAAATTGAAGCCGGGACCGAGGGTCACCATCAGGCTTATAGAAAGGTGCTAAGAAAAAGACAAATAATAAATTTTTATTGTACTCATCCCAGTGATCCAGAACCTCCTGTTGATTCACTTTCGCAAAAAAGTACAGAACGCCAACAAGGAGCGCACATGTTAGACCTGCGAAAGCGAACATCCTCTTGAATTGGGTATATGATTTCTACAATTTCTAGAACCGTATTAGAAGATTAATGACCGCAACACGCAAACATAGAGGGCAGATTCGCCGTGCGGCATATACGCGTAAGCTCAAGAATGGGCGCCGTATTCGTATTCCTGCTGGATGGATAAAAGATGTCGGTCGCAAGGGCAAAGGATATCGTGGTCCTAATGGGTCCCCCGGTATAGGTCCATTACGCGAGGGCGAACTATCACAGTTCGGTTATGCCAATGTTGTCAAGAAATCGGCGAAGGCTCGCCACGCCGCGTTAAAGAAGGCAGTCGCCTTATACGGTTCCCTATCTGTTCGCCGTAAACTTCAGGCGGTTGCCACCTACACCAAGCGCACCTCACCTGTTGCCAGCAAGGTCTTCAAATCCGATATTGCGTGGATTAAGCGTACACTTGCCTAAACGTATTTAAATATGTAGAAATCGTAGAATGGGTGGATCTTTTTCTATTCGTAGTTGGAACGATGTAGATGATACGAAAAAACCAGACTCGACCGCTGTCCCGAAGACAATAATTACTCGTCCTCCTGCTCCGCCGACACCATCTGCGCCACGCACTCCTCCTATTGTTCCTAAGGCTAAAGGGGGTAGCAAACGACGTACATATAAGAAACGAAAAAATCGGCAGGTTTGAAACACCCAAGTAAAATCACGGCTTCCAACAGAGGGATTTTCAGAATGGAAACATCCGATTTTGAAAAGATGGTTGCATGGAAAGAGGGTTATACACGAACTATAATCGTCTTTGCTATTGTTACAATTATAAACATTGCATTAGTGTTTGTAGCACTACAATTGAGTAATTTAGCAGATATTAAAAAGCATTTCGCAAACTACAGATGTAATCCACTATTTATGCCAATTGTAGGAAATTTCGGGTACGATCCAATGGATAATTTTAATTTTTGCGTACAGAATATCTTTAATGGAAAAGCTGCCGAAGTCTTCGCACCTATTTACAGTATATTAGCAACATTCCAAGGAGTGCTTATGACTGTTATAAATGCGGCTATGAGTATTCGCGGAATGTTTGCGAACTTTTTAAGTGGAGTAGAGAACTTCATAGCAAGCGTGCGCAATAAGATTCAATTCTTAATGAATAATGTCCGTATGAGTTTTATTCGTATTCTTAATTTGATGGGCAAAGTCTACGGTACTATGTTTGCCGTACTCTTTATGGGTCAGTCTGCTATGACTGCCGCGTTCAACCTTGCCGATAATGACTTAGTAAAATTTATATTTGAATTCTGCTTCGTGCCTGATACACAGGTCAAGATGGCAGATGGTACCTATAAGGCTATTTCGGAGGTTAAGATTGGCGATGTGCTGGCTGAAGTTCCTAACAATAAGGCGCCGGTTGTGACGTCGGTATTCCGCTTCGCCGGTAGCTCGACGCCAATGGTACGCGTCGGCGATGTGGTTCTGAGCGCTCAACACTACGTTTTGGCGGGTGAAGCAGGAATGGTGATGGCGGAGACGCATCCCATGGCGGTATGGGCGGGCTCGGTACCTGAACTTGTATGCTTAAACGTCGACGGACACAAATTCCGTGTAGGTATTGACGGGTTACTAGTAGCAGACTATGATGAGCACGATTCGGCGGCAGTTATTGCTCATACACAGCGCATAGCTGCGCGTGCATTAAATAGTGGCGATGGGGGCAAGGGCGAGGCGCCGGTGCTCGACTACAGCCTCGGTGTTGACGGAGATACCGAAGTTTTGATGGTGGATGGGCAGTGGAAGCATATAGATGCGATCGCGATTGGCGACGTTGTCAAACATTCAGGAAAGGTGCTCGGCATTGTATCTGAACAATGCCCGTCTACAATCGTTTCGCCATCGGGTATCATCTTCTCGGGCGCGCAACTCGTATACGACTTATTGGCGAATAAGTGGACGCGTAGTGCGAATATGTGGACGGCAGATAAGGCTGGAGGCGCGAAGACATTATATAGCATTATCACAATGAATTCTGGTGTAATTAGCATTCGCAAAGGGGAGGCGGTTGAATATATTCGTGATTACCGCGAAGCGCCTTTACCCGAAATGGAGTCAGCGTATGAGAAAGAATTTCTAATCGCTCATTAAATATGTCAGTTCCATCACAGGCTCCGCCCTACTACGGCTCTACCAGTGCCTATATCTACTATCCTGATCCTGCGTTGCCATTATCGACTGTAAACTTCTGCGCCCAAGATTGCTCGGTTCTATTATTCCGTAAGCAGCCTAACGATCGCTCAGCGTCCGATTCCGTTTCATTTAATTCGGGCAAGACGCTATATTCGTCGGAATCTAATAATTACAACGTATACCAGAATGTCAGTAGTGTAGGTATTGTATACACAAGCCCTCCGGGCGCAGGCACACCATTTCCCACCTTCCGCACCCATACTGACTATATCAAATATAAGCGTATGCAAACATTGCTCACAAAAAATTACGCAACCGATACGCAGCCTTGATTATAAAAAAATTGAATCCTCGATTTGTTTATTTGAATTCGCATAAAATGCCTGTTCAAGTTGATGCGTCCTATTATGGAAGCGACCTTGTTGTACGAATTCTACCCACGCGTAGGGTGGGTGCTGAGCGTACGCCCTACCATATTGCTCTGCTGCTAGATACCAGCGGAAGTATGGAGGGGGCACCGCTTGCCGCCGTTATTCGTACATTGCACCTGCTTATTGACCGTATGGAGGAACGGGATATGCTTACACTTATTCAATATGCTAGTACCGCATCGGTTGTTGTCGATTGTGCCAATATGAATCCCCGTGCCAAGACAGATATTCATCGTATTGTAGACCGGTTGACGGCAGATGGTGGTACAAATATGGAGGATGCAATTGAAGTACTCAGTGATATGAGTGAATCGCCTATTGATGCTGTTTTCCTAATGACCGATGGACACGTTAATACAGGAATTACAAACTCTGCGGGATTGCTACGGCTGATTGCGGCACGGCTACCAAGCGGAACGCCTGTCAATACCCTCGGTTTCGGCACGTCACATAATGCTCAGATGCTCCGTGATATGGCAGTGCGTAGCTGCGGCTCTTATACCTACGCCGATTCCGCCGAGCTTATTCCCGCTATTATTGGTGATATTGTCGGCGGTCTCATTGACACGGTCGGTTCAAATGCGTATCTTGCCGTATCGGCAGGTGGTTACTGTCTTGAACTTGGCATTGATACCTCGCGCCCTGAAGTATATAATGTCGGTTCACTCATTGCCAACAAACCCCAATGGGCTGTCTTCCGTGGTCAAGCCGCACCCGTTCATCTTACGTGGATTGAGGGAGGAATTCAACAAAATTGTGTCGTTAGCGCAACAGTAGGAGCGCTGGATATGATGGATATGGAGGAGCAGCTCCAGCGGGTTCGACTTGTTCACACAATGACGACTGTATCCGAGATGCTTGTGCGTCGCGACTATACCAGTGCTATCGCCGAACTCACCGGCGCAGAGCATCGTCTAGCGCTCTCACCTGCCGTTGGTCGCTCCTTCATTCTCCGTCTCCAAGCTCAGGTCGACGAAATGCTAGACGATGTTCGTCGGCAGCAGGAACCGATGGTCGATGAAGATGTTGATATGCTAACCCGAATGGTAAGCAATGTGACGGCGCTCGGTACTCAGCACGGCTTCTTCCTAAGCCGTAATACAACGGCACACGATCCCGATGTCGTTACATCTCCGTTTAGTACGCCGCATCAGCGCCAGGCTACGGCGGATATGACGCAACGTTTTCAAGAGCCTATCTAGATGGACGCGTCCGATACAATTCGCAAACTGAAGCAGCGGGCGATTTATGTTAACCAAAATGCGCAATATATCCTAAATAATCCTGGAGGTGACTGCGTTAGACAAAGCACCTGTTGCTATACTACTAGTAGCTGTATACGTAAGTTTCCCTCCTATGAAAATAAATACGACTATTTTTTCGGTATGAATATCTGTAATAGCACCTGTGCGGTGATTATGCCAACCGGTCAATCACAGCATTAGGTTTAGTTTGGGCATTTTTTCCTTCAGTTTGGTTAAATGTCTGACGTACTATCTGAAAAACCTCAGGCGGATCGTCTCAAAGAATCAATTGCGGTTTTGAAAAAACTCACAATTGATTTAGGTATTCCATATGTATCCCCCGAGGTCCAAGAACTCAAATCTCGGTTTGACGAGTATATCAAAGATGGTATATGCTGGAACGGAACCGTCAGCTTTGCCGCATACGGTCGTATCGCAACCGTAAATCTACCGCGTGGGGCAAAAAAACCGATTGAAGTGACGTTGAAGCAGTTTCGGATACCTAAGTGATGACGTACGGCAACGGATTTTGGACACGCTGTGGCTCCCCCTCCATCACCTCAATATCAAACTCTGCTAGATTCGCACCAGCCGCCTTGAGATTCTGTGTGACCTTATGCTTATACGCAATCATAAGTTCAAACGCATCATTGACAGAGTAGTGAGTATCATTGCCTGCGTGAAACTCGTTCACTAGCATACCTAGAATATAGACATTCTTATCGTAAAAGTAGATATCTAGGTTGTGCTTTGCAAGGTGGTCCCTCAGTACATTATAGCGGGGCTGGGCATCTTCCATAGGCTGTCGGTAGCCAAACATCGTAAAGGCTGTCTTTAGGCTAATAGGATATCCGATATACATTGTGATATTACAAATTGAGAATATATTTGATTTATTCTCAATTTTTGGTTGTTGGGATGCTTAGTTACTGAATAACATACCACCACGACCACCATACACCTTAAAGATATTCCAAATCGTCACGTACGCGTAGACATTTAAATTCGGCGGGGGTCCTCCACCCCGTGCGTTATTGATTGTAAGATAGAGCTCCTTGCGCGCTATCTTATCCCAATTCGCCGCCCCCTTCGGCATATACTCCAACCGGTCATTCTTCTGCCCAAATGCGTATGCGTAAATATAGCGATCAATCACTGCCGATTTCACAAAATACTGCGATGGTACCACTGAACGGAAGAAACTACCACCATCGTGGACAAAGCGCTCATACGAATTATAGTGAAGTGCCGCGCCCGCCAAAGGCTCTGAATATGACTGTTGAAATCCAGGCTTAATCTGCCAATTATTTACCTGGCTCGGCAACAAAATCGCATCAGGCCACCACGGAATCGTACAAGGATTTGGTAACGGCGGTGGTCCTCCATTTGGCTGCGATAACGGTGTAGGATAGAGATCCCTTGTAAATAGAAAATACGCATTATAATTCGCAGTTTCTGGTCGTTGTAAAACCCATATTAATTCCTTTGTAGGATTCGAATACGGAACATCCAAATGATATTCAGTTTGACCAAGGGTTTGCTCAACCGGAATGGCAAAATGTTGCTGTACCTGATATGTAATCTCAGCACTTCGAAACGCAATCGCTTCCTGTTCTTCTAACGATATATACTCAATCATTGCGTAGGCGGCGGTCGGCGAAAAACGGAGCGGCATTTGAATACCTGGAATAATGCCACCGCTTACAGGAGTTGTACCCATTGCGGCATTCATAGTATAAACCGGTCCCGTAGGTCCTTTTGCTAGATTTGTTTGCCAAAACGGTGACCCAGTAATCGGTAGCATAGGATTATACGGCGGTGTATAGGCAGGTGTATTTGAAAGTCCAATCGTGAGCGGATTGGCACGTGCTTCCGTATATACCAATTGATTCACAGGACGAAACGTCACGTGAATGCGTACAATATCATTTGCCAGAGCTTGAAGCGGCAAAGCGTGCGAATGAATACCTGGCTTTGAAAACCAAAATGGAATCGGTATATATACTGTTGTCGGGGTGGGGGTGAGGTACGTTGTATTTTTATATCCATACGCAGTACGCTTAATCATAAAATTTTTCGCAAGGGCAGATTCCGTTGTCTCATTTAGTTCGTCCAGGATTTCTAACAATCGCCCATCTAGAGTTTCTACTATCTCACCGCCAATCTCCAACTCTATCTGCTGAATCAGGGCGTGTCCTAAACAATTTGTCCAACCAAAAAGCGGTCCCAAGAAGTTTCCTAGATTATTTGGATCGATGACTTTAATATTTGGATTTCCATTTGCTGCCTGGATTGCTAACAATTGGGTTTGGTATATATCTGGCATTTCAACGACTATCATCACCCCGTTCACCAATTCGCCAATCATAGGAAGTGTGAGGCTGACGCGCTGACCGAACTCGGGTGTACCGTCGAAATCCACCTTATTCCATTGCGCTGCCCAGCGAGTCGTTTTATTGATTACATGAACAAACTGATGTATGTCTGGGTTGCCCTTAGGGGACATCAAACGTGAATCAGCTAGACCCGTGCTTACAAGGGTTAGGCTATTTGCCGGTGTAGCCGCCATCCTATCCTTGTTATATAGGGTTAATTTAGGTGCTTCGCTTTGTCCTCAGCCTCGAATACGAGTGTATCACCCGCATTTACGATATCTGGTATATGTAGCAAACGCGAGTTTAGTTTACTATAAAATTATTTATCCTTTAGTTGAATTTATAGAGTATTTGATAATTATGAATAAGTGTATCGGCATTCTTTGGCTCATTTAATACATACATTCCTTTGCCTGGCAGATGCTTATGTTGTTCGTAAAACGTCTTCATATCATTGTACAGTGTTCCTCTCGTATCTAGCCAATAAGGATTTATTGGCGTATCATCAATCAACATAAGAGTACCTTTTTTGACAACGGGTAGAAGTGCCTTATATTCCGCAAGCCCGTGATTTCCAGACGGCGTCGGATTATAAAAATCCAGATTATAACTATCTAAATAAATAACATTTGCCTCCTTGTGTTCCTTGGACCAGTTCTTAAAAAAAGAAACACTATCATCGCCAACGAGTTGTGTGGCAGGGCACATATTTCCTTTATGCGCATCAACTAACGACTGATTTATATCGACTGACCAGAAACGTCCGCCATATTTTCGAATATATTCATTAAATAAATATGTACTATGTGTTCCATCGGACGCGATTCCAGATTCGAGAATAATAGGCTCTTTGAGTCCTTTCATAGACTCAAATAATTTTCTAAACGTTAAATAATTAATATGTCTAGGAATTCCTCTATAAGAAAATAATTCATATGTGTCGTTTGTTGTATCATGGTATAAATTGCCAGTTAAATTATCAAAATGGCTCTCAAAGAGTTCCATTTTTATAATTATTTATACTGAATTATTCTTTTAGACCGGTGAATCCGCACGGATCTAGGCAATTTCTCTTGTCACTAAGACCGTATTGGCAATAATAATTGCCACCGCGCCTAAGAGTTGTGTTATATTTGGCTTCTGGCTTGTAAATATCCAGTCAAATAGGTAGGCACTCACAATACCGAAAAAGGAGAGAGCGCTAAAGATAATTGTGCTCACCTGCGGAATGAGAAAGAATCTCAGCGCATAGCCCGCAAAGCCTATAAGCGAGTTGAACGCAAGAATACCGCCGAGACTCGTCGGCGTAATATTGAACGTATTCTTCGCAAGGACGCCTAGGAGAGCGGCGACTGCGATTCCTACCGCCCACAAAACCCCGCTACTGCCATACATCTGTATCATCTTCGTCCAAGGCTGTGTATCCGTTTTCTCCCTACGCCAACGGAACCAAATATAAATGCCGACCTCGGTCAGTGCGGCAAGTAGCGCGCTAATAACACCAATCATAGTCCAATTCGAGGTTGTCGGTTGGGCAAGGGCGACGGCACCGCCAAACGCAAGAACAATCCACGGGATTGACTTCAATTGAATCTCCTCCTTAAAGACAACTGCCGTAGCTAGGATGCTGAATACAGGATACGTATAGAATAGTGCCATCGCGTTTCCGCCCGTCAACTGGTCAAACGCCGTATAACTTGTAAATACGTGAAGTAGATTGAGAAGACCTGTCGCGAGGGTTTCTGTTGTAAGGAGTGATCCGATGGCAAGTGGATTCTGTGTTATAACGGCGGCGATGGCGGCTAGAACTGTAAACACCGCCATACGCAGACCGGTCTGGAAGATGACAGATACATCTACGAGTTTAATCAACATCGGGTATGCCGATAAAATCACCTCTGATAGCACTAGAAGCGCTTCATTTATCATTCCTTACTTTAAGGATACAAATCTTTGAGCGTACGGGCGGACGGATCCGTCGCCCCTTCTATCCACCGCGGCAGCCACATTTGTGGAATGAGCGTTGCCGCCTTATCACCATAGCTTGCGGTAAACAGTTGGCGATACCAACAGGCTTCATCGGTGGTGGGGGGATTATGGGTGTATTCGGCTTGGGCTTGGGTAAAAGTCTTGGCATACTCACTTGTACGGAGGTACCACGAATCGGTCGTTGAGGAGACTCCATCGCTAAACGCCTCCTTCTTACGCAGGAGTACATCCAACGGTAAATAATAGTCATGAACAAATGCCTCGCGCAAAATAAACTTCTCCATCATCTTACCACGACCCTCGGCATTTGCGGGTTTAGGTCTACGTAAATAGGTAGAAATCGCACGCCAAGTTGCCACAACATTCTTATCTAGGAACGGCGTGCGCGCTTCCAAGCCGTGCGCCGCCATAGATCTATCGGAACGGAGCACATCGTACAAGTGGATTTCATTGAGGAGTCGTTCAGATTCTGCCTCAAACTCCTCGTCACTCGGCGCCCTGTAAAAATATAAATACCCTCCACCAATCTCATCACTACCGTCACCATTAAAGACTACCTTAATATCCGTATTCTCTTTTATGTATTTACCAATCAGCCAATTGCCTACAGAGGCACGGACAGTTGTAATATCATACGACTCGATATCATGGACTACCTGCGGAATCGCATTGAGAAAGTCCTCAGGGCTCACAACCACTTCGTGATGCGTTGACTTAATAAACTCCGCTACCATTCGGGCGTAAACAAGGTCGGTCGATCCAGGCATTCCAATGCTGAACGTATGAAGTT